TTTAATCAAAAGACTATCAGAGATTATGTGCTGATTCTATTTATTTTAACTGCAGACTTTTCTGATTTATGCTGCAAGCTTCTATTGCCCGTTCCAAATCGTTTGTCAATTTCTATAATCACTTACTAAAAGCTAACAAACCACTATAAAAAACTAATATATTTTTATACTATAAAACCATAACAAAATATAGAAAATTTCTATTATTAATGATACAATATTTATATTATAACAAATTATTTTAATCTTATTGCAGTAAAAATTAGGTAATTATGGGCGAGGTATATATATGAATACCAAGATCAAACAAACAATAGCTTTATTTTTTACAGTCATGTTATTGTTTGTTCTGGTGCTGCCACCACTATCCGCAGCCGCAGATGCAAGTCCTATTAAAGTAGGCTATTATGAGGACGGCGACTATATGTCCAAAAGTCAAAGCGGAGAATATAGCGGATATAATATTGAATATCTACAAAAAATTTCCAAACAATCAGGACTTCCTTTCGAAATGGTTGATATTGCAAGCTGGAATGCTGCATATGATATGCTGGTTAAAGGTGAAATCGATCTGCTGCCGGCAGTTTATCATTCAGAACAGCGGGCAGAGGAAATTTTCTTTTCCGGCCAACCAATGTGCAGTATTTATACTACCCTAAACGTTCGTATGAATGATCCACGCTATGATTATGAAGATTTTAAAGCTTTCCAGGGCATGAATGTCGGCATTATCCGCGGCGGAGTAGACGGCGAAAGGTTTAAAAGTTTTTGCCGTGAGCATAATCTTGTTTTAAATATTATTGATTATGACGAAACAAGTGTACTTTTAGAGGCACTTGATAATGGTACACTGGACGGTGTTGCTATTACCCACCTTGGAAAAAACAGTACTTTCCGCAGTGTAGCCCAGTTTTCTCCCAGTCCTTTATATTTTGCCGTAACCAAGACAAATCCCGAGTTACTGTCTGAAATCAACAAGGCCATGAATAATATTCTATTGGCTAATCCTGGTTACAGCCGGGATTTGTATGATAAGTATCTTGCCCCAAGCGTTAACCAAAAGCCTGTTTTTACTAAAGAAGAACTCCAATATATAAAACAGGCTGCACCGATATTAGTATCTTATGACCCTTCTTTTGCACCTTTAACATACCAGAGTAAAAAAAGCGGGCAAATTACTGGCGTAACTGCAGATATTTTTGAATTTATTGCCAAAAACAGCGGTCTGCGTTTTGAATTTGAAGCACATAATCAAACTGAAGCTCTGCAACTTTTACAGCAGGGGAAAATATCTGCTTTGGCTTTATCTGACGGTGATTACCTTTGGGACGGTAGAAACAATATCAATTCCACACTTTATTATCTACGTGCACCTACCTCAATGATCACCAGATACGATTCAGATAAATTGGAAGTAATTGCTTTGCCTCAAGGGTATCAGCTTTCTGAAGCTATCAAGGCAGCAAATCCACATTATACCTTCAAATACTATCCTTCTATCGAAGACTGTCTTAACGCAGTTTTGCACAATAAGGCTGATGCTGCCTGTACAAACACTCATGTTGCTGGCGCTTATCTAAGCAGATCAGCTTACCAGGGTATGCGCACTATAACCTTAGCTCAGCCAATCAATGAAATGTGTGTAGGATTATCTGCGTCGGGCGATCCGAAGTTGTTTTCGATCATTAATAAGTGTATCCAATATCTTCCTACAGAGCAGGTAGACGCCTATCTTGTAACGCATTCTGCCAATACCAAAGAAGTCAGTATGCTGGAATTTATTGAACAGCATCTTTGGCAGGTAGGCTGTATTATGATACTGGTCCTGAGCATAATAATTCTGCTGATAGGCAGTAATTTAAGAAACGCTTTACGCAGTAACCGCCGTATTCAGGATCTGCTGTATAAGGATGAACTGACCGGTCTTTATAATATGAACGGATTCTATCAGAAATGGGAAGAAAATAACACTCCCTCCAAACAACAGTCTTTTGTTGTACTTTATAATGGTTTCTGGAAAAAGAAGGAAGAAAATAATCCCCCCAAAAAACAGCAGTCATTTGTTTTACTCTACAGTGATATTTGTCAGTTTAAATTTATCAACGATAACTTTGGTTTTGCTACGGGTGATCAGGTACTGCAAGCCAGCGGTAAAATATTACAGGAAATCCTGGAAGATGATGAATTCTGCGGAAGGATATCCTCCGACCATTTTGCTCTCCTGCTAAAGTATAATTGCTGGGAACACTTAGACAAACGCATGCAAAACTTTGTTAAAAAGCTGAATTGCTGGCGTAAAGCGAAAACCAATATTCCTTATAAAATTGATTTCGTATTTGGTGTTTGTCTGATTGAAAAAAATGCTACTATTGACCTTCATCAAAAACTTGATTTAGCCAATTATTCAAGACGCTACGCAAAAGATACTCCAGGCAGTTTTATTGTTTTATATGATGAAAAAATGCGTGCTCAGGCACTTTTAGCACAACAGTTGGAAAGCCGCTTAGATCAGGCTCTGCAGGAAAATGAATTTGTAGTCTATTATCAGCCCAAGGTTTCTATGAAAGATGGCTCCATTATAGGAAGCGAAGCTTTAATTCGCTGGAACCATCCTGACAAAGGTTTTCTGATGCCAGGCGTATTTATCCCTATCTTTGAGAAAAACGGTATGGTTAAAAAAGTTGACTTGTGGCTGTTTGAAGAAGTTTGTAAAACAATGCGCACTTGGTCAGAAAAAGGCTATCCGCTTTTCCCTGTTTCCTGCAATTTTTCAAGACTACATTTTCAACAAAGTGATTTCCCTGCACGAATCTGTGAAATCGCTGACCGTTGGAATGTTCCGCACCATCTTTTAGAATTGGAAATAACCGAAAGTGTCCTATTGGAAGAATCAACGACTATTGCAGAGGTTTTTCAGATACTTAAAGAAATGCAATTCAAAATAGCCATTGACGATTTCGGCTCCGGTTATTCATCTTTAGGTCAATTACAGCAACTGACTGCAGATGTTTTAAAACTAGACCGCAGCTTTGTAAGCCACGGAGTTGCAGGTATGCGTGAAAAAATAGTTGTCGGCAACGTAATCCATATGGCCGGAGAGCTTGGTATGCAGGTAATCTGTGAAGGTGTTGAAACACAGGCACAATCCATAACACTACAGGAAATTGGCTGTAAATATTCGCAGGGATTTTATTTTTACCGTCCTATGCAGCTGGAAAACTATGAAAAATTACTTGTTGCAGATAACTAAAAATACTGCAAAATAATCTATTGATAATTAAAATATAAAACACCGCAGAAATCTGCGGTGTTTTATATTTCTATGCTAAGTACAATAATGCACGTATTTTAATAATTCCAACTTCTTTATAGACAAATGTAAACAAAACCTTACTAAATATCTTTCATTTCAAAAACAGTTGATAAATGATAAAATAAACATATGACAATTTCACTGATAATCTTAAATAAAATACACTTCATTTAAAAAAGTGCAAAAACCGAGGGGATGCGATAAAATGGCAACGCTGCTACAAGAGATATTGACAAACAACCATGAATTTTTGGCAAATAACAAGTATACAAAAGAAATATCCAAATATCCGCAGAAAAAGTTTGCCCTGCTCACTTGTATGGACACCAGACTTGTTGAACTGATCAACAAAGCACTGGGCATCCACCGAGGCGATGCAAAAATAATTCAAAATGCCGGAACCTCTTTAATCGGAGAAATGGGAGAAACCGTAAAAAGTCTTTTGCTAACCATCTATGTTTTTGATATCAAAGAAATTTTCATAGTCGGACATTATGATTGTGGTGTCGCTCTGACATCATCAAAAGACATATTACATAATATGAGAAGCAGAGGCGTCTCAGAACAGCAATTAAAACTGATTGAAAAAGATTTTCAAGTTTGGCTTGATCCTTACACCGACCCCACCAAAAATGTACTTACAGTCATTAAAAAACTTAAGGCAAATCCTTTTATTCCCAATGATATACCTATCCACGGACTTATCATTGACCCCCATACGGGTAAACTTGATCTTTTGGCAGATGGCTATAAAGAGATTTAAGACAAATCGTGCTCCCTGTTTTTTAGCGTCGTCAAATTTTTAGTTTTTATAATCACTATTCTAATATATCAACGCAATATTTTGGTCATTGCCAATATTCTACAAGACACCTCTTTACTTTATCGTTACAATAGTTTTGTAATGCTTGGAGCTTATAAAACATTGTATAGAAAAGAGGCTTATTATGAATCTGCAAAATGAAAAATGTGTCATCGTCGTTGACGAAGAGCTGCCGTTAGGAATTATTGCCAATACTGCTGTGATCTTGGGGATAACCCTAGGCAAAACCATGCCTGAAGCAGTCGGTCCTGATGTAATCGATCAGACAGAAAAGAGTCATCTCGGCATTATCAAATTCCCTGTTCCTGTCTTGAAAAGCTCTGCAGAAAAACTTAAATATATCAGGGAACAACTCTATCAAGACGATTTTCATGACCTGCTCGTTGTTGATTTTTCTGATTTAGCGCAGAGCTGTAAAACTTATGATGATTTTACTCAAAAAATGACTCAAGTACCGGAAAGCGCTTTAAAATATTTTGGTCTTGCAATCTGCGGCTCAAAAAAGAAGGTTGCTAAACTTACTGGAAGTCTGCCTTTATTACGATAATTTTATATTTTTGCCATTCAACTTTCAATGCCAACCCATTTATTTTCAAAACAAAAAATCCATGCAAACCGTAAAGTCTGCATGGATTCTACATTTTCAATTGGTGGACAATAGCGGAGTCGTTACGAACAGACTGAGGTTTTACCCGTATTATTTTGAAGAAACTTTTATTTTTACACAAGCAAGCTAATAAAAAATAGATAGGCAAAAGCCTATCTATTTTTTATTTATCTTCTCTTTTCATCTGAGCAAGCCAGATATCAAATACCTTTCCTTCCGGAGCATCAGGATCATGCATATAAGCCTTTGCCATTTTTACATAGGTACTTGCTTCACTGCCCAGAACATCAGAGAAATCACTGTAAAGCATATTCATAGTATAATAAAAGTCAGCTTTCTCCTTTATACCATTCTGTTCTGCCAAAGGATTGGTTTTTTCCATTGACCAATGCTCACCAGTTGTCCCGTCTACATTACGCATTGCAGAAACGGCTTTTTTCGCCAGTTCTTCATCAAAATGCGGACCATAGGCCAGGCAGTGTACCTTATACATAGCACAGTAAAATTCTTCCGGGCAATGTCTACGAATTTTCTCCATTGTTTCGCTTACTATATTTTTCAGCTCTTTTTCCTTCGTTTCATTCCCGACGATTTTTTCAAAGTATTCCAGATACTTATGCATAGTCTTTCACCGCCTACGCCACTTTTATGATCGTAATGCTGGCATTATTTACTGTCGCTGCCGCACTTGATTGAACCTGCAGTACGGTAGTATTATCTATTGCATAGCAGGAAGGGAGTTCTTTAACTAACGTGCTAAAACTGATATTATAAATATCTGCCGCCGCACCTGTAATAGTAGCCTCAGCACCCGGAACAGCAGTGCCGTTGCTAATTAACTGCAAGGTTATATCTCCTGCCGCTGCAGGTGTTACATTGCCATTGAATGTTACTAGATATAATCCATCAGAAGCAAGCGTTATGCTGTTGCTGCCAGCAACATGAACTACAGAACATCCGTTTCGTACACTATTGGTATTAAAATCTAAAAAGCCTTCTGCTACTACTGTTTGATCTGCTACTGTTACCGCGGTCAGCGCAGGCCTTTGATTGCAATTACATGCCATTTTTATCAGTTCCTTTCATCAATATAATCAAAGAGGACGGTTTGCACCGCCCTCTTTCTTTGGTGCAATTAATGCACTTTACTTAGCAGCCACAGCCGCAGTTATTGGCTGCAGTATAAGGGCTGCAGGTGATGTAAGCAGGTTGGGGAAACGGACGTAAAGTGCTGATAATATTAGCACTTTGAGCTTGCTGGCTCAGTTGGAAGTTTGCAGTTTGCAAATCTCTATCTCTGTCAGCCAGTTTATCCCGCAAATCCTGCATAGTGTTTGCATTGATCAGTGCGCGGGTAGCTTCGCCCTCTGCATGAATAGCATTGGTAATCTCGCAGGTATTACGATAATTTTCTGCACGTACTGCATCAATATTGCGATTAGTTTCACAGCAACATTGCTGTGCAGCAAAACGGTTTTCTGCAATAGCTGCACCGATAGTGCTAAAGCCATTAAGCATAGTCGTGTTCTGAGCATAGAACCCGTCACACAAACCGTTTTGAACACCACGGATACCATTCTTGATATCCTGGGCATCAAAGCCATTAGCCAGATCGGAACGTGTCAACGCACTTTCCAGTCCATTGTTACGATTATTACCCCATCCGCCCATCAAGGCAAACAGTACGATGATCCACATAAACCATGCGCCACCGCCATAACCAAAACCGTCACCGTAATTATTACGGTTTAAATCCATTACAGGTACTACGCCTGCTCCACCTTCCATAGTCATAATTGATTCACCTCATAAAATTTTATTTTAAAAATCTGACGCGCGCTATCAGATTCTTAGACCAAATTGGGAAAGAAGTTGATTCAGCTGTTGATCATCCATGCCTCTTTGTCTGGCCAGATTCCGTACGGTTTCCTGTAGCTGTTGCGGGTTTTTACCGCGCCCCATCTGCATGGCTCTTTGCATCAGCGGATCATTACCAAACATTTGCTGGAAGATTGCCATTGGGTTCGGACTGTTTTGTATTTGCCCGATCATCTGTATTAATTGCATTGGATTCATTATCTTTCTCCCCCTTCAAGTATCTTTCCAAAGATTCTACTTTCTGCTGCAGGGTTTCAACAGTATCCGCATCAGCATATCTTTTCGGAACATCCGGATTTTCTTTTGAAAGTCGATATGTCTGAACAATGGGCAGACCATTCATATTTATTGCTTTTGCATAAATACAATTATCTGCAGGACAGATAAAATACGTAAATGTTCCGTCTAAATCTATTTGAGCGGCTTTTACTTCATCAAAGCTCCCTACTGTCCGCCCTTTTAATACTGCAGGCATGGCTGGTGTGTTATACTGTGACTGCATCATATTTTGCTGCTGATAGTTTGGCATCGGCTGCATTGGTTGAGGATATTGCACCTGTCGTTGCTGTTGGCTGGGAAACATATTAACTCCCGGTACATAGAGATTATTAAACATCTTTTACTCCCCCGTTCTCTTTGATTTACTGTATTATATATAAATTTTTCTCTCTAAAAAGGACTATAAAAGGACATAAAACAGACAATAAAAAACAGCCCGTTTGGGCTGTCATAAACAAAAGCAGTTATCAAGTAATCCTTGATAACTGCTTAAATTTTTTATTAATGCCTAACGCCAGGCTTGCAAAATC